TCGTTGTCGTATGCGCCGATTACGTTCAGATACTTCTCGATTGGAGTTTCGGTCATTTTCTGTCCTGTTGTCTAAGTGCTTCAGCTATTGCTTGAGGGTCTAACATCCCGCCAACACCTACACCAGCAAGAATATCTGCTTCATGTCTACGCATTGGGTCAAAGGCTGCAAAGCGGGAACGGATGTTTGATGGGTTAAATACTGCCGATTGTTTATATCCGTAATCTCTTACAGAATCATATCCCAAGTCTTTAATTGCATTAGCATATTTATCTGGGTTTTGTTGCAAGTCATACCAAGCATCTTCACCGCCTAATTTCTTTATTAATTCTGCCATGCCTTGCTGCCCATTTACAGGATAGGCATTATTTTCTTTAATAGATAACGGCATGACATTAGCCCCTGATATGTCTTTGCCATACATATCTTTAGCATTCGCGTAATTGTTTGCTATTGCATTATCTGTTGACACATATACAGCTTTCCCAAAATCCCCTTTGTCAGTAGAAGTTCCATGCTTACTTAAATCAAACTCTTTAATGTCAGCATTCGTTCCATGATAAGCCGGAGTATCAAACCCCATCGCACCCGCCCTGTCCATAGCGGTATTACCAGAAGGCAGTCCTAGCCCACCTTGCTCCTTTGGTAGCGCAGCATTGCGCTGTGCTGTGTCATGCAGTATCTCGAACTCCGTCTTAGGTCGCTGCATCATTGCACCACCTACATTATCTAACATCCCACCCTGCTCAACTGGTAGCGCAGCATTTCTCTGTGCTACTTCGTGGGCGAGTTCGTATTGGGTTTTAGGCACACTCTTTGCTGGTGGATGATAGCCAAACTCCATCAACGAATCCGGCCATGATGTTATGTGTGATGCCGGAACTTTCTGGGAAAATACCTTCCCGGCTTTACCGTCGCTTGCTAATGCTTGATCAACATAATCTTGCGCGACTCTTTTATCTAGCGTCACCCAATCACCAGCATTTATTCCACCCGCCTCACTTGGCGCACCACGATAAATAGTTACCTGTGCATCCGGCTTGCCGCGTAGCGATTGCAATAGCCGTAACGTGCCAGACTCTCTTGCGTCACCACTTCCATAGTATTGAAGTGCGTTTTTGCCGTACACATCCTCACCAAACGACTTAGAAAGATCATGTAATGGTGCTGCGCCACCCTCTATCGTCATTGGCTTGTGTTCGATTTGGTAGTCAAGCAACCCAGCAGGCTTAGGTCGCTGCATCATTGCACCGCCTACATTATCGCCATATCTCACAATCTGATCTTTTACTGGCACATCAAACATACTAGGCGGGTATGAGGCTGCACGTTCTGGTGCTGTCATGTTCATACGTGCTTGGGTCAGACGAGCTTCGGCTTCACCTGCTAGGCGGCGGTATTGTTGGTGCGCTGTTGGGTATTTTTCTAACTGCGCGGATTGGGATATATACTCGTCAAGGTAATTCGCCAATACGGGGTCTGACTCAGCGAGCGCCCTAGCTTTTCCCATAATTTTAGGGTCATTTAGGTTATGGTATTTTCCATCAGCAATCGGCAATCCTTCCTTGCTCAATCGCTGTGATATTGCCATCTCGCGCATATCCCTACCAAATGCAACATCCTTTAATCTGCTAGGGATTGCCTTTGTCTTGAAGTCGCTTGGACTCCCACCACTAGCAAATCCCTCGCGCTGCTGGATGGCGTGCTGGAGTTCGTGGAGTCCTACGGATTTAATGCCAGCTTCATTAGGAGCGTTTGCGATTAATAATCCATTTCCAGTAAACTTCCCATCCGTGTGTGATGGATCAAAACTACCAGTCTCTTTTCCTGCCTTAAATCCATATTGGCTAAGTTTTGACAACTCAGGATATTCTTTGTAGGCACTTGGATGTACGAGTGCTTGATATGCCACCCTCTTTTCATTCTCTGCATCTAAATGGGTAAATTGCCCCTTCGCCGCACTATCATCTATCTCAAACCTCGGCTTGCCATCCGCAAAGGCAAACGTCCATTTTGTCTTAGCATGAATTTGCTCGTCAGGAACTCCGGCTGCTTTCATATCCTTTGCTACCTTGAGAGCTTGTTTGTCTGCTGTCTTAGCTCCTTCACCCGCAAACATATTCATTCTAGGGTCAATCACATTCCTACCCAGCACTCCAGTTCCAGTATGAATCTGTCTAGCGCCCTCTCTCAGTGCAGCCTTACTTAGATTCTTAGCAATTGGAAACATTGCACCACCAAGCCCTGCAACATCAACCAGTCTAGGATCAACCTTGACTGTATTTAGTGTCGCGCCCCTGATAGGTGCCTTGCCATAGCTCATGTCTCTTACAAGACTTTCAGTTCCCTTCACACCAGTCAGATCAGCAGCACTCAGACCACCGAGAAAAGGTATCCTGTCCGATATTTTGTCCCGATCAAGAAACTCTGATACTGGAGCAAGAAAGTTAGCTACACCACCTAGAAAACTATTCTGTGGTGTGTTCCTAATCTCGCCCCGATACGCAAGAGCTTTGGCTAGTTCTTTAGCGGATGGCATTTTTTCTAGCCATCATTCTAGCTCTAGCTTGTTCTGCAAAGGTATCTAGTGACGGGTCTACTGCTGATGCGCCAGTTAATCTAGCTTTAGCCTGTTCACCGTATGCGTCCATTGATTGGTATGCAGGGTTAGTTGCAGATAGAGCAGCAGACTGCTGTGGCGTAATCTCAACGCCATTGACCGTTTCACGCAACAAAGTACGCTTTGGCGTATAGGTCTGTAGTCCAGCAGCTAGTTCTTTAGGACTAGGCATTATGCTGAGAATATACCTACACCAATAACCGTAGCACCTGCTCCTGTTGTGATCTTCCACGCGCCCGATACTGATGCAACATTTAATTCTATAGATTGAACTCCAATTACAGCACTTGCAGCGGTCTGTATGACTATTGATGTCGATCCATCAATCAGAGTCACCCCAGCAGAAGCTACTGTTATCGTATTAATCACAAGTCTGTGTACGTAGTCACCGATTGCTCCTGTGCCGCCTAGAACTTGTGCTGTCTGACTTGCTGCAACTGTTTCGTATTGGTATTCGTATGGTGAATTTATGCTCATATTCTGCCTCTCTTTGGTTGATTTGCTTGCGCCCACACATCGTTAAGTGTTGCTGTGTTTTGCTCTCCGACCATTAGCGGTCTAACCGCATCAGGCTGCCTTACTCGCGGCTCTGACCGCCAAGCTATTGCTAACATTCTAAAGGCATCTGCCGGATGACTACACCAGTCATGTCTTGGTGTCTGCCGGAACGCCTTCTTGTCCTCATCGTACTCTCTTTGGTACTGACGTAAAGCCTCGATACCTTCGCTGCACTTGTCTGCATCAAACCAGCATTGTGGTAGCATTTTACGCACCGCTTGTATGCCGTCCTGTACGCTTAGATCAGGCACGATAGCTAGGCTATTTATGCCGAAATGCACCGCTAATTGCTCGATTACTGACTTACCAGCAGCCGCCAGAGTCTTAGCTCTAGCATCGTGCGGCAGGTGGTGCTTACCGAAATTATACGGCCTTGACAGGATATTTGCAGCAATTTCATCAATATTAGCACCAGAAACGGCGTAATAATCAATTATATGTACTTCATCGCGAATTACTTGATAGAACCAGACTGCCGTATCGTCTCTATAACCGAGATCGAATGCAGTGTGGACAGGCACGTTATTGTCATAGTTAACTTTGGTGATGCGACCCTGCTCAGTAACCTCGCGCATCTCTACGCCGTAGAACGCGCCAAGTATCGCAGCCTCGAATGAGCATTCGTACTCCTGCATATACTGGTCAGGTGACAGTTGAGCCTTAGCAGCCGACAGCTCACCCTCTGGCAATAGCTTGCTGACCGATGCAGGCAGCTGCAAGCAAAACCACTCGCTAGGTATTCTCTGAGCTGTGCTGTAGATGTCCCAGAACTGATTTTTACCCTTCGGAGTACCGCTAAAGACGCACCAGCCTTGCTTGTCACTGAGTGCGGGTCGCAGAATACTGCCCCAGACGCTAGGCTTAAAATCTGCATATTCGTCCAGAAAAAGGCCATCAAATCCCAAACCTCGCATTGCATCAGCGTTATCGGCCCCAAATAGCCTTATCCTAGCGCCATTGATTAGGTCTACATAAAGGTCGGACTCATTGACTGATGCGAGTATTGGTCTAGCGTAATGCTTGAGGTATTCCCACGCTACGGACTTGGCCTGACTGCGGTAGGGCGCTATGTAGGCAAATAGGGGCATAGGACTAGCACAGACAGCGGCAGCACGAATTAGCTCGTTAGCTGCTGCGACTGTCTTACCTGCGCGCCTGTGGCACACTAGGCAGGCCCAGCGTTCCGTCCTCTCATGGAACGGCATGAACGCCCGCCTCGGTTGATAATCAAGCTCTACTTCGTTGGTTTCCACTTAATCACCATCTGAACTGGCCCATCATTCTTGCCTGTCAGTTCAGTTCGACTCAGTTTTGGCACATGGTACTCGATCATATCGGTGTAACACTGGAAAGCCTTTAATGGGCCTTCGGTCTCAGCGATAGCGTCCAACCAAATCTGCACTCGATGAGCATTACCATCAACAAACCTCGCTATGGCCTCTCGAGCGGCTACTGTAGACTTATTTGCCAGCCCTTTTGGTCTACCGGGGCCGGGTGGTCTACCAGTTTTACTTGCTTTTTTAATGACCATCATATATCTCGCTTATTTTTGCTTAAATTTTAATCGACATGGCAAGCATACTCCATTAATAAGTTTACTGCTGTATCGACCGCACAGATCGCAATCTCCTGATTTTACAGGATGATTAATGAGCGGCTTGTATTTCATTGAGTCTAATAGCTGGTAGCTTGGCTGCTTCTATCACATCACCCAAGTATTTTAT